TGAGCTGGGAGCGGATCGTGCGGGCATGGGACGCGGCGCAAGGGTCGGACGAGGCGATCAAGGCCTTCCGCAACACGATCCTCGGCGAGACGTGGGTCGAGACCGGAGAAGCGCCGGATTGGCAGCGCTTGGCGGACCAGCGCGAGACCTGGGGCGGAGGGACTGTTCCAGAGCGGGGCTTGTTCCTGACCGCCGGGGCGGACGTTCAAAAGGATCGCATCGAGGTCGATGTCTGGGCCTGGGGCCGCGGGCTGGAGAGCTGGCTGATCGATCACCTGGTCATTGAGGGCGGTCCCGGCGATCCGGCGTGCTGGCAGCAACTGGCCAATTTGCTCGGCCAGACATGGGTGCATGCTTCCAGTCAGAAGATGACATTGGCACGGCTGGCGATCGATACCGGCTATGAGACGAGTGCTGTCTATGCCTGGTCGCGACAGGTCGGCTTCGCGCAGGTGGCACCGGTGAAAGGCGTCGAGGGGTTCAACCGCTCGAGCCCGGTCACTGGCCCGACCTATGTGGACGCGACCATCGCAGGCAAACGGCTGCGGCGCGGTGCGCGGCTTTGGACGGTCGCCACCTCGACCTTCAAGACCGAGACCTATCGCTATTTGCGCCAGGACCGCCCGACGCGGGAGGACATCGAGGCTGGGCATCTTTGCCCACCTGGAACGATCCATCTGCCAAACTGGGTGGACGGCGAGTGGTTGAAGCAATTCACGGTCGAACAACTGATCACGGTGCGCACCAAACGCGGCTTTGCCCGGCTCGAATGGCAGAAGCTGCGCGAACGCAACGAGGCGCTGGACTGCCGGGTCTATGCCCGCGCCGCCGCGTGGATCCTTGGGGCCGATCGCTGGTCTGATGCGCGGTGGACTGATCTGGAAGCACAGGTCGGGATCACGGCGGAGGACATGGCTGAGGACGGGGCGGGAAACACCACGCCCGCTTCTCGGCGCGCGGGACCACGGCGGCGAACCGTGCGCTCAAGTTACATGAGGTGAAGGGGCTGGAAACGCAGGGTCATGTTGGCCGGGCCGGTTCAGTGCAGGCAGCATTTCTTGAACTTCTTGCCGCTGCCGCAGGGACAGGGATCGTTGCGGCCAAGTTTGTCAGGTGTCTTTGTGAGGGCCTCTGTCCAGGGGGCCACGCGCAAGGCGTTGTCAACTTTGCGGGTCTTCTGCTGGATGAGAAACTCATCGGTATAACAGTGCCATTTCGACAACTCATCGATGGCATTGGTGATCAGGGCTTTCTGGTAACGACGGTTTGCGGGGGAAACACCTTCGTTGAGGGTGGCCTCCAGATCCTCGAGGAAATGCCCGAAGTCGCAATACTCTTTTGGGATCAGGCCCTGGTCGAAAACCTCGCGCACGGCCTCGGACATATCCTCGAGTCCGAGGGCGGCAATAGCGTCCATCCAGCCAGTGAGGAGGTCCACGGGTGCCTTGGGACAGCGTTGGCGAAAGGTCCGGAAATAATTCTCGATCACCGGGCGTTCAGCGGGGTGCAGTTGCGCTATCAAGACGAGAGCATTCATCAAGGACAGACGCGCGAATTCGTCAGCCTTCCTGTCCTCGATCGCGTCGAACACGGGCTGCAGGTCACCGTCGAATGTTCCAGCGATGACGCGAAAGCTTGTTTCGGTGACAGCGTCCCCGAGGAGATGGTCGATGACCTTGGTAGGACGACGGAGCATCTGAACCAACGGGCGATAGGCACGAGGATCCTGCCATTCGCCCAGCATGTGGAAGATCGGAATAAAAGCCATCAGATCAGCGTCTTTCATCGCCGGGATACGCTGATGTGCAAGGCGGGTTACGAGATCGACGAAGACTGGCGCCATTTCTTCGCGCCGGGTGCCTGCTTCGGCCATGGCGGTTTTCGGAAAAATGTCGTCGCGCGCGAGATCGCGCATGATTTCGGTCGGGGTCATGGTTTTGCCCTCACTCGGGATTCGGTTGGCTCAATGAAACATATTCGCAGGATAGGTCAATTCAGATGCCGACATTGACGGAACTCCGTGCCCGCCGCGAAACCTTGGCTGTTCAGCGTTCCTCTGGCGTGGCGCGCGTCAGCTATGACGGAAAGACGGTGGACTATCGCAGCGTCGCGGAGATTGACCGGGCCATCGAGGCGCTCGACCGCGAGATTGCGGCCGCCGAGGGACGACGGATCGTTCGGCAGGTGCGTGTAACGACGTCAAAGGGGCTCTGATCCATGGCCCTGTTTGATCGGTTTCGCCGCCCAATATCGGGCGGCCCCACTGCCGTGTCCGCGCGTCTGGAGGGCGCTATGGCCAGGCGGCGCTTGCGAGGCTGGCAACCGCCGCTTGAAAACATCAATTCGCTGGTAGCCTCGGGTGGGCCTCGTCTTTTGGCAAGGTCGCGGGAACTGGTCGTGACCAACGGCTATGCCGCAAATGCCTGCGAGGCGTTTGCGTCGAACCTGGTCGGCGATGGAATCAAGCCCTCGTCGCTGATCGCGGATGCGGTGTTGCGTGACAGTGTTCAGCAGCTCTGGCTTGCGTGGACCGACGAGGCCGATGCCGACGGGTTGACCGATTTCTACGGCCTGCAGGCCATGGTGGCGCGCGAGATGTTTGTTGCGGGCGAATGCTTCGTGCGTCTGCGGCCCCGCCGCGCCGAGGACAGCCTTCTCGTGCCGCTGCAACTGCAGCTGCTGCAGTCGGAGATGTTGCCGTTCGAGAAGACCGAAACGGCAGGAAACGGCAATCGCATCCGCTGCGGGATTGAATTTGACGGCATCGGACGGCGCGTGGCCTATCACTTCCGGCGTCGACATCCGGGAGACAGCACCGACCAAGGGGCTGTTATCCCGGAGACGGTGCGCGTGCCCGCCGAGGATGTGCTTCACATTTATCGGCCAATCGATGCAGGCCAGATCCGGGGCTTATCTCATGTGGCTCCGGCCATGGTTCGGCTGTTTCTGCTGGACCAGTATGACGACGCCGAGCTCGACCGGAAGAAAACCGCGGCGATGTTCGCGGGGTTCATCACGAAGACCGCGCCGGAAGACCCGATGATGGGTGAGGCCGAGGCCGATCTCGATGGCACCGCCATTGCGAGCCTCGAACCCGGCACGATGCAGGTGCTGCTGCCGGGCGAGGATGTGAAGTTCTCCAGTCCTGCAGATGTTGGGGGCGGCTATGAGGCGTTTCAATATCGGACGCTCTTGTCGGTATCAGCCTCACTGGGGCTGCCGTACCACCTCGTAACCGGGGATGTGCGCCAGGCGAACTATTCGAGCCTGAGGGCAGAGCTGGTCGAGTTCCGCCGCCGCATTGGCCAGCTGCAACACGGGGTGATGGCGCATCAGATGTGCCGTCCTATCTGGCGGCGCTGGCTTGAGACGGCCGTACTGTCGGGGGCGCTGGATATCGGCGACCCCGCCGCAGCACGGCCGGTTCAATGGATCCCGCCGCGCTGGGACTGGGTAGATCCGCTGAAGGACATCCAGGCACAGGTGCTGGCCATGGAAGCGGGCATCACCTCGCGGCGCAAGGTGGTCGAGGCCACCGGCTATGACGTCGAAGAAGTCGACCGAGAGAATGCGGCGGATGCCAAACGCGTTGCTGATCTGGGGCTGAGCTACCGCGCGAGCCCCGGCGAAACTCAGGGTGCACGAGCAACGCCCGCCGCGCGGCCTGACCCCGGAGATGGCACCGGCGAAGACACAGGCGACGGATCCGCCTCCACCGATCCCGCCACCGAACAGGAGTGACAATATGACAAGCTGGTATGCGATCCGCGCCCGGGGAACGGGGGCGGAAGTGGCGATCTATGACGAGATCGGCGCCTATGGGGTCTCGGCGAAGGGGTTCCTTGCCGAACTCGGCGCACTGCCCGACGGGACGCCGGTCGATCTGCGGCTGAACAGCCCGGGCGGGTCAGTCTTCGATGCGGTGGCGATTTACAATGCGCTGAAGCGGCACGCGGGCACGGTCACGGTCTGGATCGACGGTATTGCCGCCTCCGCCGCGTCCTATGTCGCGATGGCGGGTGACGAGATCGTCATGCCGGAAAACGCGTTCCTGATGATCCACGACCCGTCGGGGTTGGCCATGGGTACGGCGGGCGACATGCGCGCCATGGCCGAGGCGCTGGACAAGATCGCGGGCAGCCTCGTCCGGGGATATGCCGCCAAATCCGGCAAACCCGATGACGAGATCGCAGCGCTGATGTCGGCCGAAACATGGTTCGATGCGGCCGATGCGGTGGCGGCGGGCTTCGCGGACCGGCTGGCGGAGCCCGTTCGGATGGCCGCACGGTTCGACATCGGTCGGTTCCGCAACGCGCCGCCCGACCTCGTCGAGGCAGTGGAAGCCACTGGCCAGGAGGGTGTTCAGCCCGAACTGGAGCATACTAGCCAAGACACGGGCACAAAGACCGACAGCATCCTGGACGACGATGCCGAACCTGCCGACAGCTCCGGCGAGGCGGGCAGCGACGATGCGCCTGTCGAGCCCGAGGCGCAAGTTGAGGCCGACGACATGCCCAGTCCTTCGGATCTGATCCCGACTCCGGGCGGCGCACCGCTCGATCCCGCCGCGATCCGCGCCGAGGCGATCACCCATGCTCGCGCTGTCGTCGATCTCTGCCGCCTTGCAGGCCAGCCGCAGATGGCTGGGCGGTTCCTCGAACAGGACGCCAGTCTCGACGACGTCCGCATGGCCCTTCTGGCGGCAAAAGCCGAGGCAGAACCCGAGATCGCCGCCCATCACCCGCAACCCGGCCGGAGCACGACGGCCCGCCCTTGGGGCGAGATCGTCGCCCGCACCTTCAAGCTGAAAGGATAACCTCATGACCACGCTCACCGAGACCACGCATCCCGGAGGCTTCCTCGTCTGGGAAGCCTTTCGTGACTACACCCGCGAAACCGTCACCGTCGCGTCCGGCACGCTCAATCCGGGCACCGTGCTGGGCAAGATCACCGTGTCTGGCAAATACGCGGCCCATGATCCCGCTGCCGTCGACGGTACTGAAACCGCCATTGCGGTGCTCTGGGGCAAGGCCGACGCGACAGGCGGCGACGTGCCTGCCGTCGCTCTGGTCCGTGGCCCCGCCATCGTCAATCGCCACGATCTCGTTTTTGTCGGCACCCCCAGCGAGGGCGAGATCACCGCCGCCCATGCCGCGCTGCTGGCGGTCGGCATCCTCGTCCGCTGATCAAACCCTCAAAGGAGGCATTCCCATGACCACCATGGATATCTTCGAAGGCGATGCCTTCACCATCATCGAACTCACCCGCGCGCTGGAAAACATTCCCTTCAAGCCCGCGATCCTGTCGGGTGCGAGCCTGTTCTCGCCGCGCGGCGTGCGCTCGCGCACCGTCGTGATCGAGAGCCGGGACGGCACGCTGTCGCTGATCCCGTTCTCTGAACGCGGCTCGGCCGCCGAGCAACAGGTTCCCGAGCGTCGCGACATGCGGGCCTTCGTTTGCCGCCAGTTCAAGAAGCAGGACGTGCTCTGGGCCTCGGAAATCCAGGGCATCCGCGACTTCGGCTCGGAAAGCGCCACCCAGCAAGTGCAAAGCGAGGTCGCCCGAAAGCTTGGCCGTCTGCGCCAGGATGCGGAGGCGACGTTCGAATATCACCTGCTGAACGGCATTCAGGGCATTGTGAAGGATCCCAAGGACAGCGCCACGGTGATCAACTACTTCACCGAGTTTGGTATCACGCCCGCCACCGAGATCGATTTCGATCTCGACAATGCGACACCCGGCTCCGGGGCGCTGCGCAAACGCTGTCAGACGCTGATCGAAAGCGTCGAGGACAGCATGGGCGGGCTCGCGGCCGGGGCCGTGCAGGTCCGCGCCGAATGCGGCTCGGCCTTCTTCGCCGATCTCATTGCCCACAAGGAGGTGCGCGAGACCTATCTCAACACCGCCGCTGCCGCCGATCTGCGCGGCCGGGTTGCCGACGAGGTCAGCTTCGGCGGAATCACCTTCCGGCGCTACCGCGGTGGGGCGGGCTTCGGTGTGCCTACCGACAAGGCATTCTTCTATCCCGAAGGCGTCGAGGGGTTGTTCGAGATCTACCACGCACCCGCCGATACGTTCGAGACGGTGAACACGCTCGGTTTGCCACTTTACGCCCGTACGATCCCAGACCGGGACCGCGACGAATGGGTGCGGCTGGAAATCGAGAGCAATCCGCTGCCGATCTGCACCCGGCCGCAGGTTCTGCGCTCGGCACGGCGTACGTGATGTCTGCCTTCGACGCCGCCGTCGACTTGCTGTTCGCCGACTCGAACATCGGGCGAGAGGCGATCTACACCTCCGACGGCGGCGCGCCCATGCTGGTGCGCGTCGTCTCCCGGCAGGCTGATGCCATCACCGACTTCGGCGACGCGCGGCTCTGGTCGGAAACGACCCGGATCGATCTGCGCGTCGCAGAGGTTCCGACCCCGCGTCCCGGCGACCGATTGGAAATCGACGGCGACGCCTTCCTCATTCAGGGCGAGCCGGTTCGCGACCGCGAGCGGCTGGTCTGGACTGTGGATCTGAGGCCCGCGTGAAACTGAAAATCGCCATCGATCCCGACATCGTTGCGATGATGGCGGCCGAGGTAACGGCAGGGGAGCGCGCCGTGACTGCCGCAATGCGCGAGGCTGGGACCGGCCTGAAATCCGCTTGGCGCACGCAGATCACCAGCGCGGGGCTGGGCACAAGGCTCGCCAATTCGATCCGCCTCGCCAGCTTCCCAAAGTCCGGCGACAGCCTGAATGCGGCGGCGCTGGTCTGGTCCAAGGCCCCGGTGATGATCGGCGCGCATGACACCGGCCCGCTGATCCGCTCGAAGAACGGGTTCTGGCTGGCGATCCCGCTGCCTGCCGCAGGCAAATCCCTGCGCGGCGGTCGGATCACGCCGGGCGAATGGGAGCGCCGCACCGGCCTGCGCCTGCGCTTCATCTATCGTCGCCGTGGGC